AGTCCGTTATAGAGCGTGTGGGATTGTTTGATGAGCAGGTTCACCCGGCGTATTTTGAGGATGACGACTATATGACGCGGTGCCGTCATTATCAGGTGCCTATCATGTTCTCTGATATATCAGTTGATCATGACAACAGTTCGACCCTGAAATATGGCTACAACGACAGGAACGCGGAAACGTTCAAGGCTAATCGTCTGTATGTGCAACGCAAGCACAGTATGGAGGATTTCACGGACGGCGGGTATTCCCTGTTGCGTCGTAGGCGGTTGTCGTGGGATTGAGCAAGTTCCACAACATTCACGACTGCGAAACCATTTGGGTGCTTGGATCCGGTGCAAGCCTGAACCACATTGACCCGCGGTTTTGGGATGACAAAGTGTGCGTGTGCACTAACTATGCGGGTGTCTCGCAAGGGTTGAGTTGGTTCTATTCGGTGTCGCAACACCACAACGATGCGGACGCTATCGCACGGATGCGACCGGATTTGACAGTGTTTACCTCTGAGGTTGAACAGGTGCCGCATGAGGATCGCAGTGAACGTCCCGCATCTGAACCGAACGTGATCAAGGTTCCGACGATTGAACAACGCTATGCGGCGTTTGATCCTTTCGTTCATTGGCCGGAGGATCCGGACACGTTGATTGTTGGTCCGTCGTCGCTACACATGGCGTTGCATCTTGCGGTTTATTTAGGCGCGTCGGACATTGTTGTTGCCGGTGCGGACTGCGGGGAGTACGACGGACAATCACGAGTAACCGGGTATGAACACCCTGACGGGTTGCTTCATTTTGATGTGTGGAGGAACGCACTTGAGGCTATGGCGAGAAAGATTAGAACATTCAATGTCGGCGTTTACAGTATCAATCCGTGGGTTACGCCAACGTTGGAGGGACACAAGTACCGCAGCGGCAGCGCAACGATCAACTGATGAACAGGTGCGTTTGGAGATTGAACGCGCCATTGATGGTTTGATGCGCCGCGGTGAGGTGTCGGACGAAAACATTTCTATTGCGGTGCGTGAGGTCACGGATCTTTATTACGGAAAGCGGGTAGGTAATGGCAATCACTAACGGGTATGCGTCCTTGTCTGAGGTGAAGGCTGCGGCACGCATCACGGATACCGTGGATGATTCCTTGTTGGAGACCGCCATTGAAGCATCGTCACGAATGATTGACGGTTACTGCGAACGACGGTTCTACACGAACGGCACTGAGGTTCGATACTTCGCGGCGCGGGATTCGTACACGGTTGAAGTGGATGACCTCGCGGGTACCGCGATCACGGTGGAAACATCGTCCGGCCTTGACGGCATCTACGACGAAACCCTAACCGCTAGTGACTACCAACTTGAACCGTTGAACCGCACGAACGCGGGTCTTGATTTCCCGGCCACGCGGCTGCGTGCCGTGGGTGATTACTTGTTCCCGGTGGATCCGGTAGCGAACGAGACCGGAGTAAAGATCACGGGTGTGTACGGGTTCGCCACGGCGGTACCTGCGGCAGTGAAACAAGCGTGCATCCTTGCGTCACTGAGGCAATACCAGCGGTATTCGAGTGCGCTTGGTGTGGCCGGGTTCGGGGATATGGGTGCCGTGAGAGTGGCACGCATTGACCCTGACATTCAGTCAATGCTGATGCCGTTCCGCAAGGTAACGCACGGGGTTGCCTGATGCCTACCCTGTCGGAGATACGCACGGGGTTGGCTACGAACCTCGCAACCATTGACGGACTACGAACGTCCGCGTTCGTGCCAGACGAACCGAAACCACCTATCGCGGTGATCTTTCCGGAGACCGTTTCGTTTGATACTTCATTCGGTCGCGGGTTGGATGAATACACGTTCACCATTCAGTTGATTGTGTCTAAGGTTTCTGACCGTAACGCGCAATCAAACCTTGACGGGTACTGCAACCCGGACGGCGCAACTAGCGTGAAGGCTGCCGTCGAATCAGATAGAACTCTCGGAGGTCTTATCCAAGACTTGCGAGTAACGGAAGCACGGGACTACCGCGCTGCCACCATCAATGAAAACACCTATCTAACCGTTACCTTTGTGGTCACGGTTTACGCGTAAGGAGCATCATGGCTAAGTATGTGTTGACTGATCCGGTCATTGTTTTTGCCGGTTCAACCATCACCGGATCCTGCGCATCCGTCACCATCAATCTGAGTGCGGATGACGTAGAAACAACTGCGTTCGGCGCGGCAGGCGGTTACCGCACCCGCATCGGAGGGTTGAAGTCCGGCACTGTTGATTTCGAAATGCATCAGGATTTTGGTGCGTCCGGAATTGACTCGTTGTTTTTCCCGAACCTTGGCGGCACGGTTGCCGTTGCGGTGAAGCCGGGTGGTACCGCTGCGGTATCGGCCACCAATCCGGAATACTCGTTTGATGTTCTCGTGACTGAGTATTCCCCGGTGGATGGCGCGGTTGGCGATCTGTCCACCACGAGCGTCAGCCTGCCGATTACCGGTGAGGTAAGCCGCGGCACCACTGCATAAGTTCATTCCTAGATTGGAGTTCCTGCCATGAAAATGCATTTACGCGTAACGAACGGCGACGGGTCAACCGCTGATGTCATGGTGTCGGCGGTTGACCTCGTCGCGTTCGAAGGCAAGTTCGATAAGTCTGTTACCCGGTTCCAAGAGGATTTCCGGATGACGGATATTTATTGGCTTGCGTGGCACACGATCCAACGCAAAGACAAATCCGTTGGGGACTTTGAACAGTGGCTAGAAACCCACGAACCGGAAGTTGAGTTTGGTGGGGATAGCGGGGAGATTGTCCCTTTGGAGAACAGTCCGCAACATGGCACATCGTCCACTTAGCCTATGAGTACGGTTTGGCTCCGTCTGCGATCATGGCGGAGTCAGACCGGACGATTGTGACCATGCAACGGTATTTGCGTTGGCGGCGCGTTCAGGAACGGAAACAACAGGGGTAACCATGTTCAACCTTGAGACGCGTGGCTTCCGTGAAACTCTGGATCAGTTGAAAGATATTGACCCTGCGTTACGGAAAGAGTTGTTTGCCAAGTTACGCAAGAGCGCGAAAAACCTTCAAGATGAGGCGCGTGACTACGTTGACTCTGAGGGGTTGTCCGGTTGGAAGGGTTGGCGCGGCGGCTACGATGCGGGTGCTATTGGTAAAGGCATCAAGATAACTCGCGCGAAGCGGCGCAAACGCGGCACCATCCAATCGAATGTGATCGGTGTTGAGAACACCACGGCGGCGGGTGTCATTTGGGAGTTGGCCGGTAGGCGTTCCAATGGTGCGCCACCGCGACCCGGCATCAATCCTAGAACCGGTCACAGTTACGGCAACGGTGTCGGGTTCGTGCAAGCGATCCGCAGCAAATCGCAGAAACGCGCATCCCGTATTGTGTGGGGTGCGTGGGATTCCAAATCTGGTTTCCATATTGACAGTGAGCGCGACGAATTGGAGAAAGCAATTGAACGCGCTACCCGCAAAATTGAGTCACGATTGGGAGTGCAGTAATGGCGCGTAAGCCTGCGGTCCTCGTTTCTCTGATTGCGGATTGGGATGGCAAAGACCTTGACCGTGCGCAACGGGAAATCAAGTCTTTGCAGAAAGAAGCCAACGCAGCCGCATTGAAAATGCAGGACGTTGGCAAGAAACTGAGCATGGCCGTAACCGCACCGTTGGTGGGTATCGGTATCGCAGCCGCCAAGACTGCTATGGATTTCGATGATTCCATGAGCAAGATCGTTGGCTTGGTTGGCATTGGTGCTGATGAAGTTGACGCGATGCGGGATAGCGTTTTGGGTCTCGCGGGTGAGACTGCGCAGGCACCGCAGAAACTTGCGGATGCGATGTTTGTTGTTCAGTCTGCGGGGTTGCGTGGCGCGGACGCTATGGAGGCGTTGGAGTTCGCATCTAAGGCGGGGTCTGCGGGTCTCGGTGAGACTGCGGATGTGGCGCGTTCGGTTGCGGGTGCGTTGAACGCGTACGGCAGTGATGTTCTGTCGGCTGCGGAAGCCACGGACATTATCGTTGCCACGGCGCGTGCGGGTAACTTTGAAACGTCACAGTTCGCGGGTGCGTTGGGTGATGTGTTGCCGTTCGCTAACGCGGCGCAAGCAAGTTTTGAGGATGTTGGTGGCGCGGTTGCGTTGTTGACTCGCACGAACGGTAACGCGTCTAAGTCCATTACTCAGGTGACGGCGTTGTTCCGTGCGTTCGCGGCACCTAGTAGGCAGACTCAGAAACTGTTGGCGGATGTTGGTTTGTCTGCGTCGGATCTGCGGGATTCGATGGCGGAGAAGGGTTTGGCCGGAACCCTGCAAATGCTGGATAAGCGTCTTGGTGGTAACCGGGAACAACTTGGTTTGCTGCTTGGTTCTAGTGAGGCTACCGGCGCGGCGTTGCAGATTTTGGAAGCGGACGCGAACAGTCTTGAAGGAACGTTTGGGACTGTTGCGAACTCTACCGGTATCACTGATGAGGCGTTTACGGCTGCGTCTGAAACTGCCGGGTTCAAGTTCCGTAAGGCGATCACTAATCTGCAAGCAACGTTGGTGACGTTTGGTGATCAACTGACACCAATCATTAGTGGTGTGTCTGACGGCATTAGTGGGTTGTCTCGTGCGTTTGGTGCGTTGCCTGCTCCGATGAAACTCGTGGTCACGGCACTTGCGGCGATCGCTGCGGCGGTCGGTCCGTTGTTGTTCATCTTTGGCAAGTTGCTTGTGATGTTCAATCTTTACGCGCCTGCTATCGCTAAGTTCAAGGCACGTATGGTGACGGCGTTCACGCAGGTTCGCGCATCTGCGCAGACAATGAGTCTGACGATGCGTACCGAAATGATCAAAACGCAGACGCGCATGGGTGCTGTTGGCGCGGGTGCGAAGGTCATGGCGGCGCAGACCATCTTGGCGTTCCGAACTATCGGTGCTGCGGCTAAGGGTTTGCTTGCGTCGTTCGGTCCTATCGGTGCCGCTATCGCAGTGTTGTCGGTCGGGTTCACGATCATGCAGGGTCGTATTCAAGAGACCCAAAGATTCGTTGACGATTTCCGTGATTCGTTGGATCAAACCACCGGTGCGCTAACGGAAATGTCCGCGGCGATGGTGTCCAAAAACTTCCGCCTGAACTTGAGTGAAGGCGATATTGACAACCTCCGTGATATGGGTGTCAGCGTCAATGAGTTGACGGAGGCAGTCCTTGAGGGTCCGGAAGCGGTTGCGGAATTAGACGGGAAACTAAAGGATCTTAGTAAGGGTCTGAACATCCTTGCCGGTCCCGGTCGCAGTTTGGCTAAGTCTCGTGACTTGTTGAACCCT